CCATCTGATGTGCTTCGATGGTGTTCTAAAAATCATTTTGGAGTTTACCGAGAGGCTGACGGTCATATCTGTGGCGGATTAATCCATACGGAATTGAAGAAATGTTTGAAAGAAGACCACGGATATTTGATCATGGCTCACAATGGTGAGAAATGGACAGGATGGGCTCTAGCATACAAAGATGAAGGAATGAAGATGTTTCAGTGCTATGTTCCAGTTCGACAACGAAGAAAAGGAATCGGCTCTCGATTATTGAAAAAAGCATGTAGTATATTAGGACGGGTAGAAGTCTATGATATAAGTACATCTGAGAAATTTTTTAAGGCTAATGGTCTCACAAAAGGTGATGCCATCACAGGAAAAAAACTAAAAACTTGATTATGGATAATAAACTAAGAATGAAAATGTGGACGGATTTAGATTCGCCAAAACCGAGTTGGGAGACATTCAAACGAATGTTACCTGCGTGTGATAATGATCCTCGTGCTGTAAAAGCAAGATGGCTTCGAAAAAAGATAATTGATTTCAAATCTAAGAACTTTGCTAACCCATCATAATGATTGACAAGATACTATAACCTGATATTATATAATATATGAAAATCAAATCAAAACATCACACACGACCAATTCAAAGAATTGTACTTGAAGTAGAGTCTTTTGTACAGACTGCCGTTGTAGATGCCTTTGCTTTTTCGAAAGCCAAGGAATTCTTCAAAATGAATTCGAAAGAGCAGAAGGTACTGATCGATCTTCCACTAAGAGATATAATGATGCTTATTGATCGTAATCACTCTGAAGTTTTATAATATATGAATTCAAATGTAAGAGCTATACTCGGATTAGATGCACCTCCCACTCGCGAAGTGTCAAGAAATCGTAAAGGTGTTATGGTTTATGGTCACAAAACTGCTGGATCAATACAAGTATTTACCAATGAAAGTTGGCAAAAAAATAAGAAATACTATGTTTCAAGTGGACATGGGCGTGCAATCAATAACTTTATGAGAGGATAAAATTATGACAAGAATAAAACCAAAAATAATATTGACTGGAATGGTTATATCTATGGTGCTCGCACTATTTGATATAATGGCTGGAATTTACACTGCAGTATTAACAAATACATTTTGTAACTATGTAGTAATATCAAGACAAAAAAGTAAAGTGACAGTCAAGAGAGTTAAGAAAGAAAGATCAATGACTGCTGACGAATTCCGTGAAAGAGAAATTGCAGCCAATCCACATAGGGATTATCCATCACAATGAGTAAAGTTATTATATGGCGAATCTTATCTATCATACTTTGCACACTAATGGCAAGAGTATGGTTTGGTGATTGGCATGTTACTTTATTTGGTATATTCATTTCGACCGTTATGACATTTGTACACTACTACTTTGAAAAGGCTTGGAAATACTATGTTGTAAATGGAAATACAACTTTATAAAACAATAATATAAAACAATAAAAAATTATGGCAAAAATAAAATTATTAAAAGATAGTAAAGAGATTTACTTTAAAAGCGTAACTGAATTCGAGTTAGAAGTTGGAGGAAAACCTTTGATGATTCATCTTGTAGAAGATTCAAATGAAGGTGAAGTATATTATAAACACGAAGATAATACTTGGACTGTGAACCAACCCGATTGGATTTTGGAAATAGGTGAAAATGATTGGGGTGAATCAATTTTTGAACAAACATTATGGGAAAACCTTAGTGGTATGATAGTCGATGATGAGATTTACACCCACGAGGATGACGAATTATGAAAATAACACTAGAACAATACGAAGAAAAAATCACAATTGAAACAGAAGATAATGGTCTAATGGTTTCAGAATTTATGGATCATTTATACAGCCTTTCAGTTGCCGCGGGTTACAACCCTCTTTCTGTCGCTGATGCAATGTATCAAAAGGGTTCGGATATGACTGAATCTTGTGATACTGAAGAAGGATTACATGATGAAATTTACACCCACGAGGATGACGAATTATGATACCATTAGATATGTCGATAGCATTAATAATTGCAATTGGTGTAGGTATATGCTGGTTCGTAACAAGAAAATAAATATATGAATAATTATAACAATGATGAAACAAAAGTGGTTTACGATAACAAGTGTATCATAACTCAAGAAGAAAAGATGCTAGATGTTGAAGGTGAAATACTAGAATACAAGCACAAGGATTATATGAAAGTAGTGATCGGTAAATCTGTTGCCCTCAAACTTTTCTATGACCAATCCTGTGATAGATACATAGGAGAAAAAAGTAAAATGCCCTTTGTTACAAAGGGTCCAGATCGATTAAAATAATATGAACTACGAAGAACTACAAGAAAAAGTAAATCAATGGGCAGCCGAAAAAGGCATCTTAGATAAGGCTACTGCACTCACACAACTTGGTAAGACTCAAGAAGAACTTGATGAAACTCGTGCAGCTCTCATCTTATTGGATTCTGCCCAAGGAGATCGCAATAAACAAATAATAAAATCAGAAGCGCTGGCGGAAATAGAAGATGGTATCGGAGATATGATGGTTACTATTATAATTTTATCCAAGTTGGTAGGATTTGATTCTGTTAAATGTTTAGAAACTGCCTACAATGTGATCAAGAAACGAACGGGCAAGATGGAAAATGGAGTGTTTGTTAAAGATGATGAATAAAAATAAATGCTGCGTATGTTCTCCCAAGTATGGTTCAATGACCTTTTGGAAGAATAAGGATTTCTGGCAAACGATGTTCATGTATTTGTGTATCATTGGTATGCTAATACTTGCATTGACTCACTGCACAAAAACATCTTAACTAAATTATGATAGAGAGAGATTTGAACAAGGGTCTGATTTGGTCGCCAAAGAAGAACCTTAATGTACCTAATAAGGGTACACGACGATCATATTCCGAAAACTGGAATAATGATAAACACATAACTTCTCTTGAAGATAAAGTACAATACTTTGATCGCCACGAATATAATGGTAAATTTGATGGCTATATATCACACATCCTTTCTGAAGAAGATAAAGAAGCCATTAAGAAATGTAATCATTTAGCAGAAAAAATGAAATGGAATGGGAACTGGCTATTCTCAATCTATAAAGAGAACAAATATAAATTTGAGAATATGTATAAGAATAAATCTTGACATATTGTCATAATAATATAATATATAAACCATGTCACTATTAGAAAAACTAAAAAAATCATCCCGATCAGCGGGAGTCTCAGTATTATCAGAATCTAAACTCTTTTCAGAGAAAGAACTGACTACAACATCAGTACCGATGATCAATACGGCACTATCGGGTTCAATCGATGGAGGTCTTGCTTCTGGTCTTACAGTTCTTGCCGGACCGTCTAAGCACTTCAAAACATCCTTTGCATTACTGATGGCTTCAGCATATCTTAAGAAACATGAAGATTCTGTTCTTATGTTCTATGATTCAGAGTTTGGTTCGCCCCAAGCATACTTTGAATCTTTTGGAATTGATACATCTAGGGTCTTACATACTCCTGTGACCAATATCGAAGAACTAAAATTCGACCTTGTACATCAACTGAATGAAATCGGTCGTAAAGATAAAGTGATTATTGTCATTGACTCTATTGGTAATATTGCATCTAAGAAAGAAGTTGAAGATGCCGAGAATATGAAGTCTGTTGCAGATATGACTCGTGCTAAAGCACTCAAAGGTCTATTCCGTATGATTACACCTTCACTCACATTAAATGATATTCCACTACTTGCTATCAATCATACCTATCAGACTCAAGAGATGTTTAGTAAGGCTGTTGTCTCTGGTGGAACAGGTGTGATGTATTCTGCTGATAATGTTTGGATCATCGGTCGTCGCCAAGAAAAGACTGGTACTGATGTATCGGGTTACAACTTTATCATCAATATTGAGAAATCAAGATTTGTAAAAGAAAAGTCAAAGATTCCTATCTCTGTTACATGGGAAGGTGGCATCGAAAAATGGTCAGGTCTAGTTGATGTGGCTATCGAAGGTGGATATGTTGTTAAACCTAAGAATGGATGGTATCAAGCCAAGAATCCTGCAACTGGTGATGAACTCACTGGTAATCTCAGATTGGCTCAGACTATGAATGAAGAATTCTGGACTAACATATTTGATGAGACAGATTTCAAATCCTTTGTGGAGAAGCGATTCAAGGTTGCATCCACTTCAATGATATCAGAACCAGAACAAAAAGATGAGCAAGATTCCTAAATACATACTAGTCGAAAAAGAGGACTTGGACTATTACGGTTTCAAGATTCAAGAGGGTGAATACAAAGATGTCATCTATTACTATGGAGAGGTAAAAATTGAAGAAAATGAAGATGAAGAACAAGCTGTCCTTAACTTCAATTATCAGATTGACAAAGGCAATGAACAGTATAGTATAAAGGAATTACAAGATTCTATAAAGTTCAACGATTTGATGGGTGATATATTAGCCGAAGTATTAGATAAAGATAAAGATAATGACGAAAGACCTACAGACGATAATTCTCAATAACCTATTACATGATGAAGATTTTACAAGAAAGGCATTGCCTCATTTAAAAATTGAATACTTCGAAGGATTCAACGCGCCTGTATATAAGTTGATATTATCATTTGTAAGCACATATAATAAATTGCCTAATTCAGCTGCTCTTGAAATTGAGTTTCAGAATTCAGATCATGTAACAAGGAATGATGCAAATGAGATTCTAACACTCATTAGAGAATTAGATAAAGAAGAAAAGGTCGATGATCAGTGGCTAATTGATTCTACTGAAAAGTGGTGTAAAGATAGAGCAGTATATCTTGCAATCATGGAATCGATTGAAATCATTGATGGTAAGAAGAAAGATAAAGCTGAAGGTGCAATACCAGAAATCTTATCTGATGCACTTGGAGTTTCATTTGATTCCAATGTTGGTCACGACTACATTGAAAATTCTGATGAAAGATTTGATTTCTATCATAAGAAAGAAGATAAGATGCCTTTTGATCTTGAAATGCTCAATACGATCACAAAGGGTGGTGTGGGAAGAAAGACACTGAACATTATCCTTGCAGGTACAGGTGTTGGTAAGAGTTTAGCAATGTGTCATTTTGCCGCGGCAGCAATGTCTGAGGGAAAGAGTGTTCTGTATATTACACTTGAAATGGCTGAAGAAAAGATTGCTGAACGTATTGATGCTAATCTATTCGATATCGACATCGGTGACATTGAGAATCTACCCAAAGATTTATTTGATTCTAAAATGAAGAAAATTCAATCAAAGACTCAAGGGAAGTTAATCGTAAAGGAATATCCCACTGCGGTTGCCCATGCAGGTCATTTTCGTGCTCTACTTGATGAACTCAGACTGAAAAAAGACTTCAAGCCCGATGTTATTTTCATTGATTATCTTAACATAGCGGCTTCTTCACGAATGAAAGGTCTTGGTGGCGCAATCAATTCATATTCCTTTGTAAAAGCAATTGCTGAAGAACTTAGAGGACTTGCAGTTGAATTCAATGTTCCTATCTGGTCTGCAACGCAGGTTACGAGAACTGGATTTGGTAATTCCGATGTTGAAATTACTGATACTTCAGAATCATTTGGTCTCCCTGCAACGTGTGACTTGATGCTTGCTCTGATTTCAACTGAGCAACTTGAGGGTATGAATCAATTAATGGTAAAACAACTGAAGAATCGATATAACGATCCAACATCTAATAAGAGATTTGTAGTTGGTATCGACCGTGCTAAGATGAGATTGTATGATGTTGAGGATTCAGCACAGAGTCTATCTAATGATGGTTCATCAGATTCTACATCAAATCCACAATCTAATTCTGATTTCTCGACCTTTAAGATATGATAACACTATCCATAAAAGGATCGAATAAAAAGATCAGATCAGAACTTGAAAGTGCTTTCTTTTTCTATGTAAAAAGACTGATGCCTAGACTGAAAAATCTTGAGGTTGAGATAGAACTCATAAGAAATCTGGCTGGTAAAGAGGGTCTTTATGGTGATTGCACTTGGAATGACAGGAATCATTGTCCAAGGGATTTCACGATTAGAATGGATTGTAATATAAAATTAGATGATATACATGATACACTTGCACATGAGATGATTCATGTTAAGCAATATGTTAGAGGTGAATTAATTGATTTAGTTCGGTCACCAAAAATGTGTAAATGGATGGGTGAATTAATCGATTGGACTAAGTTAAAAAACGATGAGCCATGGGAAAAAGAGACATATGAAAGATCAAAATTGTTATATGAAGAGTGGAAATCTTATAAATAGATAGTAAACATCACTATCACTAATTTATGGGAAATATGCAATCTTTCAAAGAATTTATAGCAGAGGCCGTAGGGCTGCAACCTTCGGAGTTGAAGAAAACAGCCACGGCTGGTCCATATAAGAATCAGGAGCGAACTGATATCCTCGCTGATCTTATCAAAAAACAAATACCATTAGAACTCATTAAGGGCAAGGATATCATCATTGCCAATGTTCCAGAGACATTGGAGAGGATCGAACAGTTTAAAAAGGATGGTAAAACCTTTGAAATGACGGGTGTTAATGGTCGCACCATTACATCTTCTATGCTGAATAAATCCAAATATTTTGGTGGTGGTGCAGGAGCAGGTGGAGGAACAAAGCAGACAGCGATTGGTGAATCTGCACAATGTGTATGGATGTCTGCAATGTTGGAAATTGGATCTGCAATGCCAATTGATAGTTTCACAGATAAAGTTCTTACTAAAGCATTTAAAAATGTAAGTGTTGGAAGTACAAGTCTTAAACAAATCCTTGCTATCGATGAGAGTTGGAAAATGTCATCTTATCTAACTGCACAGTATGCTATTCAAAAAGGTATCATTGAAAAAGGTATGACTTTTCATAGAGATGATACTGTAATGAAAGCAATATATTCTTCGAAAAATGAAGCCTTTAAGAACAATGACTTTAAACCATTAAAGGATGATAAATGGAATCCTGGCGACATTTGGGCAGCAGAAAAAGGTTTCAGAATAAATGAACTCAATACATCAACACTTGAAGGCTTTAATGATGATATACTTGATTTATATCTTCAAAAGAGACTGGTTGGTATTTCATTGAAAAAGGTATCCAAGGCTGTTATTGGTATTGAGAAGAATGTTGAGAGACCGCCACTAACAAGTGATCATAAATTTTCTGCGGGTCGTATCAAGTCTATATCAAAAGGTGAATGGTATACAACCAAATCTAACTTTATAGACTTTCAAGGTGGCTTTATGGCGTTGAGTGCAAACAAGGCTTATGGCTCACACAAAGTGGAGATTAAAGGTAAAAATGCCCGTGGTGGTGGCGCGTCTTGGGGAGTAATGCAAGATGCCGCGGTACGAGTTTATGGAGCTAGTAAGAAACTACCTAAGAATTCTGATATGACCAAGGAAGCCAAGTTAATCGTTTCTGGTAACAAAAAGGCTGTCAATAAGTTCACATCAATGCTCCAGAAGTTTGATAAAACAATTTCATCTGAACAGGTCGTTGAAAAACTTGGAAAAATGAAAGGTAAGGCAGCTGGAGTGTGGATTCATGGAAAACTTGGTGGATTACATATTCTCAATTTGATCCACAAAGGTGGCACAAAGGCAGATCAGTTTATTACACAGATTGTTAATTACGCAGGTAGTTCAACATCAGATTCTAGTGCATACATAAAGTTAACCGAAAAATAATGAGTCAATTAGAAGAAGCTCTAAGATTCCATAGAGAGAATCAAATACCTTTAGCACATAATATCTTTCGACCACATTCGGAGAACTATTATAAGTTGTTCGAATATGCTAGGCAGATGAGAGAATCATCTAGTGCTCCAACATATTTCAATGAATTTGATGATTATCTCATGTCAACAGATATTGGTAAATTTGGTCTTTATGAAGGTAAAGAAGTTCCACTTGATCATCCATTCATTAATGAAGCCGAGTATAAAGGAAGTGAAGTAGAATTGAATAAACCCAAAAGAGGTGGTGATAAGAAATTTTATGTCTATGTAAAGAATGACAAGGGCAATGTAATAAAAGTTCAATTTGGAGATACAACTGGACTGAACGCTAAAATTAATGATCCAGAAGCCAGGAAATCATTCGCGGCTAGACATCAATGTCATCTAAAGAAAGACAAAACAAAAGCAGGTTACTGGTCATGTAATCTTCCAAGGTATGCAGCAGAACTTGGATTAAAAGGAGGAGGTAACTTTTTTTGGTAATATGAGTAAACCATATACAGATAAAATAAAAGGAAATACAAAAATTCGTGTATTTGAAGCAAATATAGAATCAGACGAACTTGTTTGGCATCGTGATCAAGCAGATCGATTAATAACTGTAATCGAAGGAGACGATTGGATGTTTCAGATGGATAATGAGATACCAAAATTATTAGAAGCAGGTGATACTCTTAGTATATCTAAGATGGAATATCATAGACTATATAAGGCAGGTAATACACCACTTAAGATAAAAATAGAAGAGCCAATGAAAAATTTCAAAAAATTCTTTGAAGAGCAAAATCTCAAAGAGATAAAATATATCGGTAAGACTGTAGTGTATGCAACTAGAGACACTTCAGGTGGAGGAGAAACAAGTTTTAAAACAAAGAGTAAAGTTGTTAAATACGATAAGAAATTCAATGTCCTCACACTTGATGATGGCACTAAAGTCAATCTTGCAATACATCAACGAAAAGATAAAAAACTTTACAATAAGAAAGACTTCTACATTGAAAATCACGATCTTGAAGAAGCATACACAGTTGATACTTCTCCGTGGCAAGTTTCTCATAAGGAAGTTCCTAAAGGAAAGGGAAATTGGTCATTTGACTACGTTGCAGCTCTCGACTCTGGAGGAATCAGTGCATTACAGAGAGACACATTTATTTCAAAGGCGCAGTCTACATATAAGAGTGCAGTTAAACAATTAATAAAATTCTTAAAGAAAGATTTAAAAGTCAAACCAAAAGACGTTAAAATCGAATTAGTACCATAATGAGATCATTTAGAACATACTTCTCAGAGGCTTCTTCTGGAAAAAATACTCACATGACCCACTTGGAAGATCAAGTGATATATGGTGGCGTAAAGGGAGCTCGAGAAGCAATATTTGCACTAAGAGCAATGAGAGATATGTTGGCAGGTAATAGTAATGAGAATTATGATGTTACTGTAAAATGGGATGGAGCACCCGCAGTATTTGCAGGAATCGATCCGAGTGATGGACAATTCTTTGTCGCTAAGAAAGGTATTTTCAATAAAGACCCTAAGGTATATAAGTCTGAGGCCGAAGTCAGAGCTGATACATCTGGTGATCTCGCTGAAAAACTAGTGGTAGCATTTAATGAATTGAAAGGTCTTGGCATCACTGATGTTATTCAGGGTGACATAATGTTCACAAAGGGAGATGTTTCAAAGGAATCAATCGATGGAGATTCATACTATACATTCCAACCAAATACGATTGTATATGCTATTCCAATCAAATCAGATTTAGGTAAAAAGATTGCCAAAGCAAACCTTGGAGTTGTGTGGCACACAACATATAAAGGCAAAGACTTTCCTTCGATGAAAGCATCTTATGGTGTGAATTTAAAGAGTTTGAAAAAGAAATCTTCGATTTGGTATCAAGATGCTGAATACAGAGATATTACAGGTAAGGCAAGTCTATCTGCAATCGAAACAGAGGAAGTGAATGATGCCTTAAGTAAAGCAGGAAAAATCTTTCAAAAAATTGCAAGTTCTACTCTAAAACAAATTGAATCGAATCCAGAACTTGCAGGTCAATTTGAAACATTCAATAATAGTCTAGTTCGAAAAGGAGAAAGAATTGGTTCACCCGCAAAGCACGTGAGCGACCTTCTTATTTGGTTCAAAAATAGATTTGAAAAAGAAAGACAAAAGAGAAAGTCAACAAAGGGTAAGGAAGGCGTCAATAGTAAAGAAAAGGAATTGATGACATTCTTCTCAAAAGAAAATAAGAAGAACTTACAACTTGTATTCGAACTCCAAAATGCTATCGTAGACGCTAAACTTCTTATTATAAATAAACTCGATAAAGTAAAACAACTTGATACTTTTGTTCGCACAAAGAGTGGTTTCAAGGTAACGGGCTCTGAAGGATTCGTTGCTATAGACAAAACTACTTCTGGTGCAGTCAAATTGGTTGATAGATTAGAATTTTCAATGAATAACTTTAGTAAAGATGTAATCAAAGGTTGGGAAAGATAAAAATATGATTAAAGGATTTAAACAGTTTAGTGAAGAGACTTCAAAGTCGGTCGTATTCACATTTGGTAGATTCAATCCACCCACGGTTGGACATGAGAAACTTCTCACGAAGGTAGCAGCAATTGCTATAGGTAATGATTATAGAGTCTTTGCTTCTCAGTCTTCTGACCCCAAAAAGAATCCTCTCAACTATAAAGAGAAGGTAATGTTAATGAGGAAGATATTTCCTAAACATGGCAGAAACATTGTCTTAGATAAGAAGATTAAAAATGCAATTGATGGTATGGTATATCTTTATAATGCAGGATATACAAAAGTCACAATGGTTGTTGGTGCTGATAGAATTTCAGATTTTAAAAGTCTCTTAAACAAATATAATGGTGTAAAGGCTCGTCACGGTTTCTATGATTTCCCAGAAGGAATTTCAATTGTCTCTGCAGGTGATCGTGACCCCGATGCAGATGATGTTTCTGGGATGTCTGCTTCGAAGATGAGAACTGCTGCAATGGAAGGTGATTTCCAATCCTTTGCAAATGGTCTTCCAAAGTCATTTGGTGATAAGTTAGCAGTATTCAATCTTCTTCGTAAGAGAATGGGATTGAAAGAAATGACAAATTTTCGTAAACACATTGAATTAAAGACATCAAATATTCGTGAGAGATATGTTGCTGAAGAAGTATTCTCAATAGGAGATAAATTTCTGACTTTAGATGGTAATATTCATACTATTGTAGAAAGATGTACAAACTATATTGTAGGTTCCGATGAAAAGAAATATTTCCTTGATAAGATTGTCGAAGTAAAACAGGATAAGGATATTAAAGATCGTAAAGGTACTCAACCATCAAAATACTTTGCAAAGGACGCTGATGGAGATGAGATGGCTAAATCTACAAAGCAAAAAAGAGCTGCACACTTTAAGAAGAATGCAGAGAAAGATGATGATAACAAATCCGCTTACAAGCCAGCACCTGGCGATGCAACGGCAAAAACAAAACCTTCACAACATACTAAGAAATTTAAAGATATGTTTGGTGAGAAGATTGAATATTATTCAATGGCAGAACTCAAAAAGCAGTTGAAAAAAGAATATGGATCAAAGGCTTCTTCTCTCAAGATTGTAAAGATTAAAGGCGGTGTATCTATCCAAACACCATCCGGTCAAGAACTAGATAGATATAATAATGTACCTAAGATGGGTTACACAATTGTCGAAGATAAAAATCCAGTCGTAGATACTGAAGATAATGTAGAAGAAGGTGTAAATGATCCAGCAATCTTCAAAGCAGTTTTCCTAGCAGGTGGACCTGGATCTGGTAAATCATTTACTGTTGGTCAAACAGGATTAAATGCTCTTGGTCTTAAACTAGTTAATTCTGATCCTGCCTTTGAAAAAGCAATCAAGAAAGCAGGTGGAGCAATGGAACCAGAGTTTATCTTCTCACCAAAAGGACAAGAGATAAGGAAAAGTGCAAAAGCACTTACCTCTAAACAAATGGACCTTTATATCTCTGGTAGACTCGGATTAATCATTGATGGAACAGGAAAAGATTATGATAAAATTAAAAGACAAGCAGAAAGTCTAAAGGCTATCGGCTACGATGTTGCTATGATCTTTGTTAATACAGACCTTGAGACTGCTATCAAAAGAGATCAAGAAAGAAAGAGAACACTCGGCCCGAAACAGGTAGAAGTTATGTGGCAAGATGTTCAGAAGAATATTGGTAAGTTCCAAGCATTCTTCAAAAATGAATTTGTTGTTGTGGATAACTCAATTGGTTCTAATTG